GCCACTCTCCTAGTAACATCGGGCGGATGAACATAGCACCCCACCCAGTCGTGGAGACCAATCTCCATTGGTCGAAGATCGGCTTCAATGAAAGATACTTTCTACGTACGTCCTTAGCTTTGAACACTAAGGCTTCCGCAAGAAGATCCTTCACTGCCGTAGGCCAGATACCCTTAAGCCCAAAGAGAGTATTAAAACCTCTACTGAAGACTTCAATCCCAGTCAATAAAGACTGGAAATAGTCAATAGCAGATAACTCTGGTCGCCCTGGGAGGCCCATTCTTCCGAATGGACTCTCAAGGCTCCCAAGAGTGGTTAATAATACTACTTTGGCAGCGGATTCTAGCTTTCCTCCATTACGAGCATCAACCACCTGTGAATAAACACAAGGGTTAACGACATAACGAAGGTAGGCTGAAAACCAACCGTTGCTTGTCATATCAACAAGACCCCGGCGGACCTGACGCATTGCTGCTTCGACCCGCTTACCAGGAGTGCATGAGGCAAGCTCCTCTCTGATTGATATCGGAGAGTAGTTGAGCTCACCGTGCATTATCTGGCTTGCGAAGTCAAAGAAACCGTTCGTTGAACGAAGCGATTTCGAAAGGGAAACCGGGACTTGAAGATTACTACAAGTAGCCAAGTAGCTGTCGGAGACCTCTAGTCCATCAATGACAATATCATCGCCGAGAATTCGATAGTCCCAGAAAGGGTACTTACCGATTCTCCAGGCGGAAAACTGAACGAGTGCATGATGTACGAGGGCCATTGAGGCCCAAGAACTCAAAGCACCCATAGGTTGACCGCGACGATAACGGATGGGAGGATGGTGTTTAGTCATCCCCCCCTCTTTAGTGTCGTAATGAAACCATCGATCGCACAACAGGTCCATCCAAGCCTTGGCCACAGACTGCCCTAAAAACTGACCTAGAACAACTGAATAGAGAGTTTGCGGAATTAACTCTGTAGCACTCTTCAGATCAAAGGAGGATACGTGAGCGTCCGATTTAGGTCGGAACGTTTTCACGCCCTTTTCTTGATTAAAGGTGCAATCAGAAGGTAATGAAGCTAGCAACCTAAACAGCCAATCATGGATCGGTTTTAGGGTCTGTTGGGTCCACCAATCAACAATCGCAATCGTCCTAACCTTACCAGCCGGCTCTTCTAAGAAGGCCAGCTTTGTAAGTCTCGGATGAGTTGAGACTGAAGAAGGGAGGGTAGCCCAACGAGGTAGGCCATTGTCCAGAATTTCGTTGTAACCTTTCACAGATTTGGGATCCCACTTTGTAGATTTCACATAAGACCACTTTGGATCATCAGCCTTCTTCAGGTTCTTGGAACCTAAAGGGTCTAATTTTCCATCGGGATCTAACGTTGATCGCAGAGCAGGATCAATCTCAGGAACACCATAGGGTGAAAACCCTGGTAGATCGGAAAGATCTACATCTAATGGTGCCTCTGAG